GATCCGCAGGCCGTTAGGAATCCACGTCCCGATTCCAACTCGTATTACCAGTCAGGCTTAAATGGGATGCAGACTAACTACACCGTAGGAACAGACCCTTTATATACGGGTGTTCCGCTTGAAGGAAGCCGAGTAATTGAATGGGGCTTCAACCCGGTGGGTGGTGCAAGAGCATACGACACAGGCATGACCCCCAATCATTTGATTGGACAGGCGTTACTTAATTCAGTCACGGCATCGTAGGAGAAATCATGAAGACGATGGAAGCACTCAAAAAGCACATGGCAAAAGGCAAAGGGGCGCATCCTGATCCTGATGCCAAGAAGATGAAAAAAGGCGGACCCACATCAGAGATGATGAAGAAAATGGGGCGCAACATGGCGCGGGTGGCCAATCAAAGGAGCAAGTGATGGCTAAGTACTCCATGAAGATGGGCGGCAAAGAAGTTGGGCCGGCCTCGGTATATGCAGAGCCACACACCATGACAGGTGAAAAGCTTGTTGCATCACCTCAGCCTGGCAAGAAAATGCCATACAACATGATCCCTGATTGGCAGCCAACTGCTGGCGTAGCCATGAATCCAAACCTTGGCGTTAAAACGTCTGGTATTAAAATGCGTGGTGCTGGTGCCGCCACCAAGGGCGTTATGTGCAGGGGACCGATGGCGTGAATTACGGTGAGTTAAAGACTCAGATTCAGGATTATCTTGAAACGTCGTTTGCGGCGGATAATCTTGCGACTTTTGCACAGCAGGCGGAGCAGAGGATCTTTAATACGATCCAGTTTCCAAGCCTGCGTAAGAATGTCACTGGGTCTTGCACTGCTAATAACCGCTATTTGCAATGCCCTTCAGACTTCCTGGCCCCATATTCCATGGCTGTTATTGATACGGATGGTGCGTATTACTACCTGCTCAATAAAGACGTGAACTTTATTCGGGAAGCGTTTCCAATCCCGACAGGCGCTGGGAATACAGGGCGACCGTATTGCTATGCACTGTTTGGACCAGACTACCCAACTGCACCTAATGAATTAACATTTTTGTTAGGGCCGACACCAGACTCAGGGTATTCAGTAGAGCTTCACTACTTCTACTACCCGGCATCCATAACGTCTGGCAATGACTCAACATCTACATGGTTAAGTGATAACTTTGACTCAGTGCTTTTGTATGGCGCATTGGTAGAGGCGTCAACATTCCTGAAGCTTGAGCAAGATCTCATGGCCAATGTCACGATGAAATACAAAGAGGCATTAGCATTAGCCAAGCGCCTTGGTGATGGTCTTGAGCGTCAGGATGCGTACCGTTCTGGCCAGGTGCGAGATAAGGTGGTGTAATGGCGATCATTCAAACGCTCACCACCAGTTTCAAGGTTGAGGTTGCTCAAGGGCTGCACAACTTTACAACGGGGACGGGCGATGTCTTTAAGCTTGCCTTATACACCGCAAATGCGGATCTCGGTGCCTCAACGACTGCGTACACAGCAGCGGGTGAATCCAGTGGAGCCAATTACACGGCCGGCGGAATCATCCTCACAAACATCACGCCAAGCTTTCAAGGAACTACTTCTTACTGGTCTTTCCAAGATGCCACGTTCACTAATGTGACGCTGACCACTAACGGGGCTTTGATTTACAACTCAACTAATGGAAATCGCTCGGTTGCGGTATTAAACTTCGGTGTGAATATCACAAAGACTGCACAGAATTTGGTGATCACATTCCCGGTTAATGACGCAACGAATGCTGTTTTAAGGATTGCATGATGGAACAAGCAAAAGCAGTCGATACATTTCAAGGTGGTTTGTTAGCGCAGACCGGATCTGGTGAAAAAGCTCGTGCTTGTGGCAAATACTTGGTTGAGTGCAGAGACAAGTACGGAAATCTAAAGTGGTCAGCCGAGAGTGATAACCTGGTGGTCAACGAAGGTCTTCAGTACATGGCTGGCACGGCGCTATCCAATTCCGCGGCTCAGATTACTACTTGGTACGTAGGTCTTTACGGAGCAGCCGCAAGTAACACGCCTGCCCCTGGCGACACCATGTCATCTCACACGGGTTGGACAGAGATTACGCCTTACAGTGATTCTAACCGCCCAACCGCTACGTTTGCACCGGCAACTAATGCCAACCCATCGCTAGTAACCAATACGTCAAACAAAGCTGTGTTTAACATTAATGCCACAGCGACGGTGGGCGGTGCGTTTTTGGTAAGCAATAACACCAAGGGCGGTTCGACAGGTACGTTGTTTTCGGCGGCGGACTTCCAATCCCCAGGGGATAGGTCAGTTGTATCCGGGGATGTGCTGTCGGTCACTTATGAATTTAGACTGTCGGCATGAGTGGATATGGTTCTGGATACTGGGGTCAGGCAGCTTGGGGTGGTGGTGTATCAGATGCCACAATCCTTGAGGCTGCTACTGGATCTGACGCAATTACGCCAAGTAATGGTGTATTTGCTTCGGTCCTTGAAACCAGTTCCGGGGCTGATACAGTCTCTGCTAACTTTATCTTCTTTGGCTCCATATTGGAGACGGCAACGGGGGCAGACACCGTTAGTGCCGCACAAAACTTCAACGCCATCATTCTGGAAACAGGATCAGGCGCAGACACCGTATCAGCATCAGCATCGGTATTTGGTCAGGTTCTTGAAGCCGGATCTATCACAGATGCTAATAACGGTATACGATCACTCTTTACGAGCGTCTCAGAGACTGCAACAATTGCGGATAGCATCCTTGGGGCGTTGTTCTGGGAACAAATCGATGACTCGCAAAACGCTAATTGGCAGAGTATCAATAATGGGCAGGCGCCTGTATGGACCCAGATTAACAATTCACAATCTGCTAACTGGACTGAGATAACGACATGACTGTCAATTACACCACCCTTTTGGCGCTTGGTCAGCCGGTTACAGGAACCGAGTCTGGTACGTGGGGCGACGATGTCAATAACGCGATTACCGCGTATTTAGACATTGCGATTGCCGGTACGCAGACCATCACAACAGATGGCGATGTCACGCTTACGCTGACCCAGGGAACCAGCTCTGCGACAAATATCAGCAGCACCTCTGCCCAGTACATGATCCTTAACTGTACGGGTGCAAGGACAGCTTCAAGGAATATCGGCGTACCCAATAGCAGTAAAGCCTACATCGTGATGAACAACACCACGGGTGGGTACAACATCACAATTCGTGGAAGCACTGGCCCGACCACTGGTATTACCGTTGCCCCAGGCAAACAAACATGGGTGGCATGGGATACCAACTTAGGTGATTTCCGTGAGATTGCATCGGGCGATGTAGACGGTCCTTCGTCATCCACAGATAACGCTATTGCAAGATTTGATGGAACGACTGGTAAGGTTATCCAGAATTCAGCAGCTACGATAGCTGATACGACGGGCGATATAACGGCTGGTAAGTACAACGGCCTGACGGTATCAACGACCACGGGTACATTGACGATTGCCAACGGTAAGACGGCCACGGTCAACAACACCATTACCTTGTCCGGTACTGATAGTACGACCATGACATTCCCCTCTACCAATGCAACGGTAGCGAGGACAGATGCGGCTCAGACGTTTACAGGTACACAGACATTCAGTTCGGCACCGGTTGTATCGACACTGACCGTCAGCAAGCCTGTTTTCAGTGATGGCAGTGGTGCGTTGACATCGACCGGTACGTTGGCGACGGATCAAGGCGGTACGGGCCAGACCAGTTACACCGCTGGTGATTTGCTTTACTACGCAACAGGTACAGCATTTACCAAGCTAGGTATTGGTGGTGCAAGTACGGTACTGACATCGAGCGGATCGGCTCCTCAGTGGACTTCGCTTTCTGGCATTTCGGTTGGTACAGCAACTAACCTGGCAGGCGGTGCGGCGGGGTCTGTACCGTATCAGACGGCATCAAGCACAACGTCATTCCTTGCAATCGGTACAGCCAATCAGGTACTGCAAGTTAATTCAGGTGCAACGGCTCCTCAGTGGGTAAGCAGTTCTGGTACAGGCAATATTGTCCGTGTAACGTCTGCTACGTTGGTGACACCGACGCTTGGCGTGGCTTCTGCAACCAGTGTCAATAAGGTTGCAATTACCGCCCCTGCGACTGGTGCAACACTGACACTGGCTGATGGATCGACGCTTGCGACTTCGGGTGCCAATAGCCTGACGTTTACGACCACTGGCGCAACGAACCTGACCTTACCTACATCAGGAACGGTAGCAACGACGAGTAATACGGTTGCATCTATTTCGTTTGGAACCACGGGCCTTACGCCAAGCACAGCAACGGCGGGTGCAGTCACAGTAGCGGGTACGTTGAGTGCGGCGAATGGCGGTACGGGTGTAGCGAATAACGCAGCCAACACGATTACCTTCACAGGTAACTATAGTCTTGGTTTAACGCTTTCCGGTAGTACGGCGGTTACGCTTCCAACGACCGGCACGTTGGCTACATTGGCAGGTTCTGAAACCCTGACCAACAAGACGATCAATGGTTCTAACAACACCATATCCAACATTAGCCTGACCACGGCAGTAACGGGTACGTTACCCACAGCTAATGGCGGTACCGGCAATACGGCAACGCCTACAAATGGTCAGTTGCTAATTGGTAATGGATCTGGATTTAGTCTTGCTACGTTAACGCAAGGAACCAATATCACCATCACGAACACTTCGGGTGGTATCCGGATTGATGCTTCTGGTGGCGGAACCCCCGGCGGCTCTAACACTCAAATCCAGTTCAATAACTCCAGTTCCTTTGGTGGATCGGCAAACTTTACTTGGGATGGCACTAATGTCCAGATTGGCGCAACCGGGGCATTAAGGTTTGCTGATACGGATTCATCAAATTATGTGGCGTTTAAGGCGGCTGGAACGGTTGCATCGAATGTTACTTGGACGCTGCCAAGCGCAGACGGAACGAATGGTCAGGCGTTAGTTACAAATGGCACCGGAACGCTTTCTTGGGCAACAGCAAGTGGATCTCCTGGTGGCTCAACGACACAGCTTCAGTACAACAACGCCGGGGCATTTGCTGGCGCTACGAACCTCGTTACGGATGGCTCAAACCTCACGATCAATGCTCAAGGCGATCTAAGGTTTGGCGATTCTGATTCCAGCAACTGGGTGGCATTCCAAGCCCCAGCTACGGTTTCTTCTAACGTAACGTGGACGCTGCCAAGTGCCGATGGAACAAACGGGCAGATGCTTTCTACAAACGGTTCTGGAACACTTTCTTGGAAAACATCTAGCAGCACAGGTTCAAATATTTATTTAGCGAATACCTACGGAGCTTTTTAATCATGGCTGTTACATCAACTCCAATTTTTGTACAAACGCCAAATGTTGGCGCTTTGAATGCTATTCTTTCAACAGCAATGACAAACACCAAAGCATTTGATGGAACTGAGACTGCTGGAACTGCGATGGTCTTATGTTTTACGGCAGGCGCGGATGGCGCAAGAATAGATCAAATCAATTGCAGGCTTGCTTCCACAAATGGAGCAACCGCATCGGGAACAAGCAATGCGACCGTGGTAAGGTTTTGGCTAAATAACGGCTCTGCAAACACCACGGCTGGAAACAATATCTTCATTGGCGAGGTTGCAATTCCTGCTACAGCGGTCACTGCTTTAGGAACGTCAGCGTTAACTGTTTATCCGTTCTCTATATCAACGGGTGGATTAAACATTCCAGCTACTTATCGTGTGTACGCAGGTCTTACGGTGGCAGCAGGTGGTACTAACATTGGTATAGCTGTATCGGCTCTCGGAGGGAATTACTAATGAACTCATTGCAGCCATCGGCGTTTAACCTTGCGCCACCGCCGACGCTGCAATGGCAGCCGGTACAGATAGCAAACTTTACAGCGGTGGCTTCGAGAGCTTATCCCTGTAATACAACCTCAGCAGCGTTTACCGTTACGCTACCTGCATCTCCAAGCGCAGGTGATCAGATCACACTGACAGATTATGCGGGGACGTGGGGTACTAATAATCTGACGGTGAATCCCAATGGAAACAAGATAAATAGCAGTACGTCGAACATCGTACTGATAAAAACCAGAGGTTCCGTTCAGCTTGTTTATCTGGACTCTACTCAAGGGTGGGTAGCGTATTCAGGATTTGGAATTACAACATTAGCTTTCCCGCCTTCGACTGTGCAATACCTTGTTATTGCTGGCGGTGGTGGTGGCGGTGGATGGGGTGG